CAAGCTCGTGCTCGCGCTGGAAAATGCTCCGCGACCATCGAACTGGCAACGGCCCATTCTCCTCCCACACCCATCGCCACGAGGAATCGCAGCACGGCAACGTGCCACCATTCCCAGGCAAATGCAGTAAGACAAGTGAAGGCGGAGTACATCAGAATCGTGAAGATCATAGTGCGCGAACGCCCAATGCGATCGCTCACAATGCCGAAGAACACACCACCGATTGCTCCACCCAGCAAGAACATTGCGAGCGAAATATTGTTGTAAAACGACTTTGTTCCCTCCGTGGCATCGCTGCCGAGCAATTCTTTGGCGATTTCCTCCATCGAGGCGATGAACACCTGGCCTTCGAAGACGTCGTTGCCGACGACGTTGAGGCGGTGCTGGTTGGAGGTGGGCTTGACGGTGACGACGAAGCGCAGGCGCATGCCGCTGCCGCTGGCGGCGGGCAGGGTGATGGTGCAGCCGGCGGCCTGGTTGAGCAGGATGGTTTTGCCGTCGTGGGCCAGCTGGGTGACGGTGAGGGTAGAGCCGGCCGCGACGAGGCGGGTAGAGACGTCGGCGGCGCGGTTGAGCTCGGCCGTGGTGGCGAGCAGGCCGGCGACGGAGGCGTTGAGCTCGGCCGCAGTCGCGGTTACGGCGGTACCGCCGATCTTGGTGGTGCCGGCGAGGTCGATGCTGGAGCCGGACGGGACGATGACCTCGCGGTTGGTGCCGTCGAGCTCGATGATCTTGTTGCTGTCCTTGTCGTAGAACTCCAGGTCGCCGTCTACCCAGCGGCTTTTGACGTTGCTGTGCGCCATGACGAGGCTCCTTATCCATTCGCGAGGGGCGGCGGCGGAGGTGCCGCCTCTCGCGATTAAGCGGTGGTTCCGCTACTCGATCTAGGCGTTGGGCTGCGGCAGGTTCTCCGGTGCGCGCTGGTGGCGCAGACCCCAGAGGATGGCGAGGACGCCGCCCCATGCGGTGTCGGTGTTACCGAGGTCCGGCACGTTGAGGGAGATCCACTCGAAGCCGTCCGAGAGCTGGTCTGCGCGGACTTCGATAACCCAGAGGCAGTCCTTTTCGGCGGTGCCGGCGCGGGCAGCGATCTCGGAGGCGGCGGTCTGGGAGACGGCCGTCCAGGTTTCGTCACCGTCGAGGGTGGTCTCTTCCTGGACGAAGAACTCGGTGATGATGTCGAGGTCCTGCGAGGTGCCGCCGGAGGCCGCGCTGTGCTCGTTGAGGTCGACGGCGAGGTCATCGGTGGTGCCGGCGTCCGTCTCCTTCATGACGACGAAGGAGACGCCCTCGTAGTCCTTGAGGTGCAGGCGGTTGCCGGTGATGCCGGAGCCTGTGAAGAGCTGGAGCGGCACGGCCATCGCGAGGTTGAAGAGCCGGCCGAGTGCGTAAGCGCCTGTGGTCATGGTCGTTATCTCCTTCTTGCCCTGCTGCGATTCGCCAGGTTTATGCCCGGGTGTCGAGCTTGATGAACGGGCTGAGGGTGTTGCTGCCCTTGAACGGGGTCAGGGCCGCGGCCCACTTGGCGCCGCCATCGACGCGGTAGGTGGCGCGGAAGGTCATCTCGTCCTGGAGGAAGCGGACGTGCATGGAGGAGGCGGACTGGACGCCGCCTTCCTTGGTGATGGCCTTGTACTGCGACCAGTCGGCGAAGTAGATGTCGCCGGTGGTGCCGAGGGTCTGGGCGTACTCGATCTCGATCGCGGGGCGGCCGAAGATGCGCAGCTGGCCGTTGTCGTCGTAGGTGATGAAGCGGGCCGGGAGCGCGCCGGTGCCGGCGGCGATGTAGAGCTGCCAGAGCTGCGGGAAGCAGTCCGTGTTGTACATCCAGACGCCGCGGCCCTTGGAGCGCGAATGGGCGCGGGCGTACATCTTGAGCAGGTTGTCGTAGACGATGGTGGCGGCGGCCTGGCCGGCCTCCTTGGCGACGCTGACGAGGCAGGCTTCGTTGATGATGCCCTTCGGCATGCCGACGCCGGAGCCGTTGACGAAGGCGTCTTCGACCTTGAAGACGAGCTCTTCGGCGAAGGCGCTCTGCATCTCCTGGCCGAGGGCGACGACGTCCGCGATGAGCTCGTCGGTGGCGTAGCCGACGGCCGCGACTTTCTTGAGGCGCCAGGCGGCGCGGCGGAACTTAAGCTGGCTGGCGGTCGGCGCGGTGCCTTCTTCGACCCAGTAGCCGGCGACGGCGCCGTTGCGGGAGCCATCGACGCGGCTGGTTTCGTCGATGAAGCGCGTGACGAGCTCGTTGCCGCCGATCGCTATCGGGTTGACGAGCTGCAGAATCTGGCCCTGGTCGTGCATGATGCGCTCGATGCCGCCGGTGAATTCGGGGACGAGCAGGAAGCCGCCGTCCTCGGAAATCGCTTCGCCGGCGCCGGACGCGGCGGCCTGGATGAGCTGGTTGCGAGCGCCGAAGTCGCCGGTCTCGGCCCTGACGATGGCCTGGAGCTGGTGGCCGATGCTGGCGAAGACGCGGCTTGGCTGCTCGTTGCTCTGCACCTGCGAGACGGCTGCGGCTTCGTCGAGGATCTGCGCCTGGCGGGAGCGGGCGAAATCGATGTCGGCGCGCATGCCGGGCAGGTCGGCCATGATGGTGTCGCGGCGCTCGCGCTCTTCGGCGGTGAGGGGTCGGTCTTCGCGCTCGATGGTGGCGGCGAGGCCGTTGAGCTCGGCTTCGAGGTCGTGGGCGCGCTGCTCGAGGACGGGGAGGGCCATTTTTGTTCACTCCTTCTGCCTGTCCGGCCCGGAGTGCAACAAAAAAGGCGGAACCCCAGACCGGTCCCACAGGTTTCCCTGTGAACCAATCCGGGGCTCCGCTTACGGTCTCGCGCTGGCTGCCCGGCTTACGTCAGGGGTGCGTTGCTCGACGGAGTTTCGCCCTGGCGCGTCGCTTATTCAGTTGCGACGAAGGAAAACACAGCGGCTAGAGCCGTGTCAAGTTTTGAATCTAGGTAACCGCGACGGGCCGAAAGCCCTTCTGGATGTAGGTGAGGGCGCCATCGACTGTCACCATGAGGACGCTGCCGCTTTGCCATTTGGCGTAGTGGCCGCGGCAGAGGCGTCCGGAGGCCATGCTGTCGTCTTGGTTGAGGCTGGCGCGCTGGCAGCGCCCGCCGTCCTCCATCGCGGCGCACATGCGCTTTAGTTCAGGCACGGCCAATCGCCAGGCGGTCGCGGTCGACCAGCAGGCGATCGCGGTCGCGGGCGGCACCTGTGGCGTTGAGGATTCCGATGGGCTGGGAGCCATCGGGGTCATCGCCGCTGATAAGCCGGTCCGTCGTTTCCTCGGCCTGCGCTTCGACGAAGTTGCCTTCGGCCTCGGCCGCGGCGCCGCGGCGGTTGACGCGCCCGCCGGAGGCGAAGCGCTGGTCGGAAGCGTGCTCTTGGACAAAGGCTTCCCGCGCAGCGGCTGATGCCAGCGCTTCCTCCTCAGTCTCGGGTTCACCGGATGCTTTGATGATGAGGTGAAAGCCTTCGGCTTCGGCCTTGGCGCCGCGGCGGTTGACGCGCCCGCCGGAGGCGAAGCGCTGGATGGTCTGTTCGAGGGTGGCGATGCGGTCTGCCATGCCGAGGCGCACGGCCTCCTGGGCGCCGAAGATGCGGCCCTGACCGTACCGGGTGCGCACGGTCTCGGTGCTGACCTCGCGGCCGCGGGCGACGGCGGCGATGAACATGTGGCCGTAGCGGTCGACCTGGCGCTGGATCTCGGCGTGCGCTTCGTCGTTGAGCGGCTCGTGTGAGTTGCCTTCGGCCTTGTACTTGCCGAAGGTGATTAGGGTTGGCTTGACGCCGGCCTTTTCGTTGAGGGCCGACTGGTCGATGTGCATGGCGATGACGCCGATGCTGCCGAGCTCGCCGCCGGGGGTGATGACGATCTCGGAGGCGTTGCTCATGGGGTAGTAGGAGGCGGAGAACATGCCACTGTTAGCGACGGCGACGATGGGCTTTTGCTCGCGCATGGAGTGGATCTCGGTGGCGAGTTCGTCAATGCCGTAGACGGAGCCGCCGGGTGAGGCGACGTCGATGATGACGGCCTTAACCTGAGGGTTGTTCACCTGCTCGCGCAGCGCGGCCTTGAAGGCGTCGGTAGAAACGCCGCCGCTCATGGCTTCGAGCATGCCGATGCGCTGCGACATGATGCCGTGCAGGGGCAGGACGGCTACGACGCCATTCTGCACCTGCGAAGACGAACCACTTGCGGCTGCCGGCTCGACTTCAAAGAGTCCTTCTGCTTCGGTCATTGCGAAGTAGCGCGGGGCGAAGGGCTCCTGGTGCGCTTCGAAGTCGATGTGCCCGGTCTGGAGCTTGGCCTGCCAGAAGCCGAGGATTTCGTCGGCTTTGGCGGGCAGGATGGCGAGCGGGGTGTTGAAGAACATGCCTGCGGTGCGTGCGTATTTCATCAGTTTGCCTCCAGCATGAGGCCGAGTAGGGCCTCGGTGCGTTGTAGTTGGGCTGTCTCGATGCCGCCTATGCCTGCGCCCAGCCAGCGGTCGCGGGCTTCGGTGGCGAAGCGGTGGGCTTCCTCGGGTTGGATGTAGCAGTCGCGGCTGAGCTGCTCGCCGAACTCCTGGTAGAAGCTCGTTACCTCGGCGGACCAGGCGGCGCCGTCGTCGGCGTGACGCTTGGCGATGCGCTGCATGGCGGTGGTTTCTTTGTGCACGAGCTGGGCGGCGAGGACGCCTGCGTAGCCTTTCATGCGCGGGTCGACACCGGTCGCGAGTTGCGCCTGCTGGCGTCCGACGGTGCCACGCGGCTGGGGCGGCGGCTGGCCGGCGACGCCCATGTTGAGCGGCTGCAGGAAGTCGTCGAGCTCGGCCGGGCCGGCGTTGCGGTTCTCGAACTTGCGGATCTCGTTACGCGTGAGCCAGGGCGCGTTGCCGCCGGCGGCGATGTTGTAGGCCTCGAAGCGCTCTTTGACGTTGGCGCGCAGCAGGTTTTCGATGGTGAACTCGGCGAAGTAGCCGGGTCCGAAGGGGCGCACGAGCTCTTTGTTGACGCGGCGTTCCCATCGCACGAACCAGGGCAGCATGGTGAAGACGAGGAAGCCGATCTGCTGCTGCTCGACGCCGGCGCCCCAGCTGGTGTTCTTCTCGTGCTCTTGAATCATGATCAGGGGCATGCGGAACCAGCGCGCGACGTCGGTGACTTGCCACTGTTCGGATTCGAGCATCTGGGCGTCGGCGTGGTTCATGCTGACGCCCAGGTAGGTCATGCCTTCTTCGAGGATGACGGTTTTGCCAGCGTTGCCGGAGCCGGCATAGACCTCGCTCCATTGGCTACGGAGGCGGTCGGCGGCGGCCTGGTCTTTGAATTTGCCGGGGTGCTGCAGGACGCCGGAGTTGCGGACGCCGTGGGCGAAGGCGCCGCCGGCGTAGTTTTGCAGGGCGAGGGAGATGCCGAGGCTGTTGCGCGCGGTTTCGAGGATGCTCTGCCCGGTGACGCCGTTGAAGCCGAGGCCGGGGAAGCGGAACATTTCCTCGGCGGGCACGCGCTCGGTGCGGCCAGGTTCGTAGGTGACTTTGTAGCGAATCTCACCGCTGGGCAGGCGCTCCGGCATGACGCAATCGGGATGCAGGTATTCGAAGTGGTCGAAGGGACCGCGGCGCCCGGGGCGGATGCGGGAGTAGGATGTGCCGCGCATCGCGGTGTGGGCGGTATGGGTTTCGAGCCATTCGCCGGAGGTCTGATATTCGTTGGGTTCGTCGTCGTGCAGCATGCGGTAGAGGGGGTGCTCGGGCGCGGCTTCGCGGTCGCCGTTGGGCAGGCGGCGGTAGATGGGTAGCGGGGCGCTGTGCACGGTTTCGGCGAGGACTTTGATGCAGGCGAAGAAGGCGCTGATCTTGAGCGCGGTTTCCTGCGTGACGAGCATGCCGGCGGGCGACATGCCGCCGCGCGGACCGTACCAGTAGTCGTCGATGGGGTTGGAGGAGGCCCAGCCGTTGTCGTCATCGACGGCGCCGATGCGGGGGATGAAGCGGTCGAGCAGGGAGGTCAACTACGTGGCCCTCTGGCGACGAGGAGCATGTGCCAGGCGGGGATCCAGGCGATGGCGGCGAGCAGGAGCACGCCGAGGACGATGAGTGCAGTGTCGAAGTCCCATTTGCCGGCCACTCCGCGGGTGAGACTGGCGAGCCCGATAAGCGCGGCGATCGTCCTTACGTCAAGGACTCCTGCCGCTGCGATTATACGGCCTATGCGGGATAGCAGTTTTGCGATGGCTTTCATAGGTCGCCTTCGACCTCCGACATGGTGCCGTCCGGCAGGCGGTTTCGGCTGAACAGGGTGTCCTGCTGCAGCATTTCGGCGTGCTCGACGCAGATGTTGGCCACGTAGCTACCCCAATGGACGCGCAGCGCTGCGACGGCGGGCCGTGGGCAGCGAAGGACGCCCGTGGCCAAATACGGCTTGCAGCGATAGACAGAGAGAGCGTTGTCCATGAGGGACAAACCTAGCGGGCTGAGGTAGCCAGCATCGCAGCGGCGGCGGCCGTAGATGAGCCAGGCGATGAGGTAGCGCAGGCGGTTCATAGGATGATGAGGCCGCGTTCTTCGTAGACGGAGACCTCGTCGACCAACGTGCGGGCGAGGTGGACGGCGCCGGCGGCGGCGTAGAGGGCGTCTACGTGGCCGGTGCCTTTGCGGCTGAAGCGCCAGCCGTCGCCGTGGGTTAGCTTTTCGGCGCCGGCGATGTGGGAGTCGAGCAGGGGGTCGCCGGAGTGGGCGATCTTGGCGGCGGTGATTTGCTCGGCGAAGCCCATGCAGACGGCGGTGATTTCGCCGCGGATCTCTTCGACTTCGAGGCCTTCGGGTGGCCAGGCGTCGCGTTCCTTCATGTCGGCGGCGAGCGCGGCGGCGGGCCCGGAGGGGAACCAGCCGAGCTTGGCGGGGTTGACTTTGGCGACGAGACCGGGGAGCTCGTTGCGCAGCTGGTCGGTGCAGCCCTGGCCGGACCAGGCTGCGACGGGCTCGACGCGGGTGCGGCCGTCCTGGAGCGTGCCGGCGGCGTAGAGGGTGGCGTGACGGAGGTCGGGCGATACGTCGAAGCAGAGGGCGATGCGGCCGCGCGCTTCGTCGAGGGTGTCGGCGTCGAGGGATTGCGCCCAGCCGGCGGCGTCGATGGCGGGGTTGAGTATGGGGACGTTGCGACAGTGATGCTCGGTGAGGAAGGCTGCCAACTGGTCACCTCCTGCGGCCTGGGCTCTCATTGCCTTGCCCATGAGCGGGTCGAGGCTGATGCGGCGGCCGAGGTTGGGGTTTGCGGCGGCGAGTGCGGCGATGTCGGTGGGGTCGGCGTTGTCGGGTGAGCTCCACTCGAAGATGCCGAGGCGTGGGTCGTCGCCGCGAATGGCCTGATCGCGCAGGCTGTTGAGCACGACGCTGCGGGCGTCGCCGGCGTTGGAGATCATGAATATCTGTGCGTCCGGCACGGCTGAGGTTGCGGGCTCTGCGGCGCTGTAGGCGCCCCAATCGTGGTGTTCGCGCAGCTCGTCCATGATCAGGCGCTGCACGGTGAGGGAGCGGCCGCCGCGACGGTTCGAGGCAGCGATCTTGTAGCGGCCGTTGCCGGCTACGGTGAGGGTTTGCTCGCCGTTCGCCCGTCGGACACTCTTGATTTCTCTCGCCAGGCCCGGGGTGTCTTCGGCGAGGGTTACGGCTTTCTCCCACGATTCCTTGGCGTAGTCGAGGTTGGTGGACGTTCCGAGCACGAGGCCGACGCGCTCGATGTAGAGCCAGAAGAGGCTGAGCACTTTGAGGACGTGGGTTTTGCCGTTTTGCCTGGCTACGAGTACGAGCACCTGGCGGAAGCGAGGCGTTTCGTCTGGCAGCACCTCGCCGGCGTGGATGACGAGGTAGCGCTGCCATGGGTCGAGCGGTTCTTTGAGTACGTGCGCGGCGAAGTCGATGACGTCGAAGCCGTAGCTCGTCTCGGGGGTGAGCGCGCAGCCACAGCCGCATGGACCGGCCGGCCCCTGGATCAAGGGCGGCGTGCTAAGACGCGGCTGAACGCTTCCGGCGGTTTCGGAGCTCGTCCAGGGGCGAGTCGCCTGCACCATCGTCTTTTCCTCCAGGGCCGCCGTGTAGCACCATCGCCCTTGCTTTCGGCGTCATGCCTAACTCGATCAGCGCGTCGAGCAGCCGCGGCCCGACGTGCCAGTTGACGTCGCTGCTGGGCTGCATCGACACGATCTGCACGCCTTTG